AAATAACTGTAGAAGTATTGCCATTAACAATTAATTGACCACTAACTGATTCTACATCTGGAGCGATTGCTGAAAATATTGGAGACCAGTGAGAGTATCTGTTTTTATCTTCAGAGATAACCCTATACCTTACTACATATTCGTTATTGTCTCCTACGGGTGGTAATTGATTTTTAGGAATAGTTAATTTTTTGATACCTGCGTCAGCCATTAAGAAACACCAACTGTAAATCTAAATTCTACATAATTACTAGTATTAGGAGACTTTGTAATTGTTGTTGCATTATCATTTTTAACAACAGAATACCCAGTTAAGCCATAAAGTGGATTAACCGTTTGAGTATTTTCTAACCTCAATGCATCTAAAGCAATGTAATAATTTGATGATGGTATTGGTGTTGGTCCACTATCCTCAGAAAGCACGCATGCATAAATTTTAACAACTGTTACTGCATCCCAAGTAAAATTTGCAGTTGTATAAAGTTCTTGTAATTGTTTAGAAATAACAAAATATCTATTTGTTTCAAAATCTGCAATATAGTTTTCTAAATTTCCAGAACTATCTTGATTTATTTCTGCTTCAAATCTTGCAAACTCTCCAGAACCAGTATCTGTTGAAGAAAAATCAATTAAAATTCTAACTGTGTCTGGAATTGCAAAAGAACTTCCATTTTTGCTAATTAAAGAAAATGCTAATCTTAATTCATCTTTAGGAGAATTTTTACTAAAATCAACCTGTGGATTAGTTAAATGTATATGATTTGAACCTGGCTCAATTACAAAATGATCTAACGTTGAGCCACTCTCTTCGCTAAGAGTTATATCTGCGTCGTTTCCTTGAATTAAAATTATATTATTTAAAAATCTACATCTTTCATATCTATCTGCACGAGATGTTTTAAAAAATATTAAATTATCAGCATTTGTTTGAAAAACTGGATTTGCAATTGAAATAATATTATCGTTTTGTGGACTGTCTAATGCAGCAGGAAAAAAAACAATTTCTGCTGCAGAAGCCTCTGTATGATATTGCCAATTTTCTGTATTAGTAAAAGCAAAAATAGTCTTACTGTCATATGCTCCAGCAGAAGGATTTAATCCTGCAGAGTATAAACCTATTTCTGATATTTCATATCTTTCTTCTGTTGGAAGTTCTGCAGTTAAAACAATTTTATCTATACCATTTTCTTTTATAAAACCTTTTGAAGAAATTGGAACTCTAAACATTTCAAAATCAAGATTTTGTTTATTAGAAACATCATTTTGAATATCAAATGTATCTAATGGTTTAGAGCCACACCCAACAGCAATATATGAAGCATAGGCTGGAGCCTGACCAAGCAAATATTTTCCAATAATTGACTTGCCAGTGTCTGTTATCATGATTCATTCCCATCAAGTTGTATACTATATATTGTACCACTTGTGCTTAACTGAACCTCAAGTTGTTCATCATTGTTTAAATTAGTAGCCTCTATAACTAAATTACCCAAGTCATCAACATAAACATTTGTACCGTTTAACCCATTACCAACATTTGGTACTTTTTGATAAAAATTAATAGAAAATCCAGAAAAATATTTATCTGAAGTTTTTTGCAACCCCAAAATATTGTTTGAGTTATATGCTTGTTGTATTGATTTTATATTTTTTATTGGTTGATAAGAAATATTTTGACCATTAATAGTGTCATTTCTTGATATATTAATTAATTCTTGTCCACCAATATTTTCAAAAATTAAATCAGTCATTTGTTCTATTGAAACTGCTTCATTATTAAACAACACAATATCTGGTGTAGCAGTTTTAATTAAATTTGCATTAGAAGATATAAGCACTTGACTAATATTTAATGGAGTATTTGGAGTGGGAGATAAACTGTTTGACATTTTATACCTCGCTTAAATAAACAGTCATGTCTGGGCCATTAATATTTCTTGAATATTCAATATTATATACTACAAACCTATCATTTTCAGAAGATATTAAATTTAAATTATCAGAATCCTTATAATCAACAGTAACAATATCTCCTAATTGTAATGTTGGTATAGCAAATAACTTTAATCCTATTGATTTTTTAGGGGTCATTACTTTATTAATAATCCATCCCATCAAGGCTTCTGCATCATCCTGTGTTTGTATATATGGAGTGTTTATTGAAAACTCATTCTTGCCGTAGATTAATCTACTTAGTTTTATTTGATCATATTTAACTTTTTCAAATATTGGAGAATATGTTAAAGAATTACCCTGCAATGGTGGGTCTGACAAATTTCCACGTTTTTTAAAATATTCATCAACAGATAGTTCATGTGTTGTATCTTGTGTAAATGCAATACCTTGAATTCGTAAATAGTTACCAGTTGTTTCGTCTAAATTAATTGCTGAATCTGTTGAGTTAAAAATTAAAAATTCTGCCCCATAAGAATCTGCATAAAATCCAGAAACTGTATAAGTTTTTATTCTATTAAATGTTGGAGAAAGTTCTGCGTAAAGTGCTGGGTATGCACGATCATATTTAATATTAAAATATGCACATTCACGCATAATTGATCCAAATTCTTCAAAATACATATTATATTTAGGGGGTTGTTGTGCACTAATACCAGATAAATATGTTGATTGAACGGTTTTATTCATTTCATATTTTCTAAATGATTCATTAGAACTAACTTCTTTATCTTTAAAAGTAGATAATATTGTGTCTCCAGTTAATACACTAGAATTTTGAGAATAATTTTCTGATAAAGCATATACATTTTCAAACATACACTTTGAAGATCCACGAGTAAATAAAGCAATATTATTATAAACTGGAAGTGGATCTGGATCATCTACAACCTTAACTATTTGATTATTAATATACAAGAAAAATCTTCTAATATTTCCTATGTCTTGATACTCTACCGATAAATCATATACCGTTGGGTTTTCTTCTCCTGAAACTCTGTGTTGACCAGTAAATTTTCCATCATCAACTAATATTTTACTAAGTCCACCCCATAATTTTATTGGAATTGCATTATCCGAAGAATTTTCTTTTTTAATTTTATAAAATATTATATTATTAATTGATATATTGGATTGATTATTTTTATCTAAATTTAAATAAGATTCAACATTGTTTTCTGTTAATGCAACAATTTCAAAATAATATCCATTATTTGTTTCTGGGTTTAACATAACTGCTAAACCTCCGCTACCACCACCAATGCTAATACTTTGATTTGCTTGAACTCCTCCAATTTGATAATATGGCATACTTCCAATAGGTGTTTGACTTCTTATTTCATTATTTTCAATTTTTCCAATTATCCTCATTCTTGTTCCAAAATTTTTATATGCATTATCTAAATTTTTATAAACATAAGATACAAAATCAATTGGAGTTTCTGTACTTTTAAAAGACGGACCATTCATAACTAAAGCAGAAGATTGAATTGTTCCAGATTGTGTAGATTTTAGATTATTTACTTCTGTTTCTGTAGAATAACTAGTAGCCATATAATTTTTAATAATGCTATTTCTAGATGTTTGTTTTGATAAAACATTGTTAATTCCTGCTGGACCAACGGATGTTTGCGGTAGTGTTGGATTAACATCTGTTGTAAATAAATATTGTGACTTCATGTTGCATCCACGAACATAATCATTATTAGACCAATAAGAATCTATTCCAGCAGTATGGGATGTTACTGGTGTTCCAAATTGACCACGACCATGTTCATAAACTTCTCCTGGTTGTAATCTTGTTATAGAGTTATTAGTTTCGTAGTATGGTGTTGAAAAAATACGAATAAGTCCAGTTGGGTATATTTTGCCATTAAAAGGTAATGATGCAAAGTATTTTTGATATTCTTGATTGCTTGAAATCCAAACATTACCAATTCCAGTAATGCTAAATTCTGCTGCATCATATCTAATTATTTCTCCATTAGAAAATAGATATCCTTGATATCTTGTTAACCAATAAACATTTTCTCCAATATCAATAATGTTGTTAGTAACTATGCCATTAACTACTGTTGGCAATGAACTAGATAGGTCTGAGTTTAATGGCATTGCACCCAAAACATATTTACTCTGTTTTGATGCTACCTCGTTTATTGTTTTTGTTGAAGTTGTTCCAGACGCTTCCCATAATAAGACTGGTTTATATATCCATGTTTTTTCTTTATCAATTACCGACGATTGTCTGATTGAGCCATAAGATCTTTGAATATATCGAGTTGTATAGTTTATTTTGCCATCATTAAATATTTTTTTATCTTCACTACTTATAGCAATAATATTTGGTATTTTTGATAATGTTTGATTTTCAATAATGCCAGAAATTGATTGATTATTATTTCCAAGTAAATCTATGTCGGTATTACGCATGTCATTTGTTGGCATTAAGTAGTCTTTGCTCATTACTATAAAGTTATTATATTCATCAAAAAACATTGCTGTTTGTGTTGATATTGCAAGTTGGTTTAACACTTCTGCAACATTTTGATCTGGAGCAACAAAAAAATAAGGAATAATTGGATCATTTTCATTATCAACTCTTTTAAAAGAATAATTAGTAAATCCAATATAATCTAACAATAAAGATATGGCATAACTTAATGAAACTTCTGTAACCAGTATTCTTGGAGCAGGCATTGATTCTAAAAAGAAATAAAAATCTCTTAACTCTAACGATAATTTACCTTCGGTTACATCAGATTGTGGCATACCTTCTGAATATAATGTTTTTATTGGAACAAAATAATTTGAACCATCTACATTTAATATTTCTTCATAAAAATTAAATTTAATATTTTTTCTTAAATAATTTTTAATAATACTATTTAAATTATTATAATTAAACGCTTGATCTATATCAAATATAGATATAGAACCAGTAGATGCTAATAATTGTCCAACTGGCAATGATGTATTTCCAAGATCAGAGAGTGATTTACGAACAGTATATTCAATAACGCTATCTGATATATCCGCAACAATTCTTGGAGACATCTCAATTAAATCAAAAGTAGATTCATTTTTATTCATTAATTCTACAACAACCCTAATTCCACGAATGTATTCAAATTCTGTATATTTAGATTCTTTAGTTATTGGATCAATAAATGCTTTTGGAGATACAAAATTTTTAACAAAATTTGTTTGATTTGTTATTAACTCGGAACCTAGTGTCCAGCCATATTGCGGAATAAATGTTTCATATTCAGACAAAATACTATTCCAAACATAAAATACTCCTAAATCTGATTCATCATCTTTAATTAAATATGCATATCCATTTATTGATGATTTTGGAAGAGGTGTTTTAAAGAAATAGGTATCTACGAATACAAAATTTTCTTTAAAAATATCTGGAACTATCAAGCCATATTCTAATTCAACATAGCCATCTGATTTTATTATTGCACTACCATCTAGTCTTGTTGAATTTTCATTAAATGAATAAGCATCTGTCCAATTATTATTTTTTAAATATTGTATTTTCCATCTTTTAGGAGTTGTCTTATTGTTATCTCCATACAGTGGATCTGGAGTATTTGATGAAAAATTAACAAAATTAGTTAAATCTACATCTCCAACGTTTGTTTGCATTTTAATTATAATTCTATTTGCAGGAACTTGTTCTTTATATACTACAAATGGCACTGCATCGTCAATATAATATTGCCCACCTGATATCCTTGCAATACCCCTTTCTAAACCATCTTCTTTTCTATATGAGTTCCAATATTTAAATTGATCATATCTAGAAGACATGTAATATCTTGGTCGTTGTGCTAAAAACTCTCCAGAATTTGCAAGATATTGATTATTATTATAAAAAAATAATGGTTTATTTATTCCAGATCTTGGTCTAAATGGTTTTAAACAATCTTCTAATGAATAAAGCAGTTTTCTTTTTTGTTCTATAGATGTAAATTGTTGTGGCAAGTCTTGATTATCTACTCCGCCATCTATAGAAATTTCAGAATTTATTGCATCTGTGTAATAATCTCCTTCGTCTAATTGATCAAATGTTGATGGCAAAGTTTTATATTTTAATTCTGACCCTATTGGTCTATATCTATAGTTGCCAACATAAAAAATATTATCTGGCATATTCATATTCCATTCAGCAATAACTAAAGATTTAGTTTGAATTGTTGCTGATGTTTCAAAATGATTTTTTAGCGTTTCACTAACAAACAACTTAGACCTCTTCCAGCGTTACCGAAATGTTCCAAAGGTCGTGATTATTTTCACCACGTTTTACAACACTGTAGTTAAAATCAGAAAAATAAACTTGTACTATTTGATTATATTCACGAAGACGTTGAAAAGATTCACTAACAAGTTCTCCATCTACTTTAAAATTCTTATATTTATCATATGACAAAAACATCCAAAAAGGACCTTGATGATTTTCATACCAATCTAAAATTGCTACACCACCAGCACCGCCATCTGCAATAAATTCTTCAGTTGTATTTTTATATGGTGATACTCCAGTTGATGAAAAATCTGCTTTTGTACTATATGAATTAGATGGTAAATTATTCCAATTAACATTCATTGAAAGTTTATCTGCAATATGATAAGATCTCATTCTACCATTAATCGTTCTTTCACGCTTTTCAATTCTTTGATTATTAAAAGATATTTCACCCCTGTTATGGTCTGATAAAATTAAAAATTTATTTATTCCACCGTTGGTAAGGCTTGAATGTGCACCTATTTCTTGTCCAGAAGGTACTTGCAAACCATTAATATTTACTCCAGGATTTTCTGACCAAATTATTCCTTGTGCTCTTTTATATCTTCTTCTACCAATTAGATATTGTGCTGATGCCATTATAATCCTCTCTGAGTTTTAATTCTTTGATTATCAATTCTTTTAATCTGTGTCATAACTGTTCTTGCAATATCATCTGCATTAGATTCAGATTTAACATTTAGATTTAAGTTATAATTATACACTGAAGATCCACTATATGAGCCATCATTTATTTTATTAAGATTATTTACTCCAAATGAATCAACAGCATTTTTACGAATAACAAATTCTCCAGGGGTTAGCATTGCTGGAATTGTATCACTACCTCTAGAGTATCCTCCAGATACATAATATTTAGGGATTATTCCACCACTTGCTTTTCCAAAACCAAAAATAGATTTTCCGATATTGCTAATTCCTGAAACAAGGGATTTTGTTCCAGAAACAACGCCTGACACAATTTTTGAAGGAACAGATGAAATAAATTGTCCAGTATTAACTACTGCTTTATTTATAGCACTAGTAGCAGTTTTTATTCCACTTGATATTCCCGTAACAACTTTAGATATTGGATTATTAACACCAAGATTCATTCCAACACTTGAAATGCTTGTTGTTGGAGTTATCGCTGTTCCAGTTTTTGTGGTAATTCCAGAAAGTGGATTACCTGAATTATAAGTGAAGTTTGATTCATTTTTATTATTATTGTTATCATTGCTTGGGCCATCGCCACCACCACCGCCACCGCCACCGCCGCCGCCGCCACCACCATCATTAACTGTTTTAATAATATGAGTAGTCGTAACTGTTGTATTAAGTGCTAAAATTGTATCTAGAATCTTTTGTGCATTATCTTTAGTTTTTTTAATTTCAGAATTATATAATCCAGCATCAACTAACTTTAAGTCATCAGCAAGTTTTGTATCTGCCCAAAATTGTCTTGTTTGATCAATAATATCTAACTCTGCTTTTAGTTTGTCTTTAGTTTTTGTTAATGCTTCTTCTGCGGCAATAACTGCATTTTTTGCTGTTAACAAAGTGCCTTTTTGAATTGTATAAATTTTATCTTCTTCTACACGAATTGCTGCAGCATCAACTATTCTTTTTTGTTCTAATGCATAAATTTGTTTTTCAATTTCAAGTTGTTTTTGAGCAATTTGACTTTTTGTTAATCCAGTTGCGCTTTTTAATCCACCAATCTCAAATTCTCTTGCAGCCTGTAGAGTATCCATACCTCTTTTTATTGAGGCTTGTGCAGCAGTTGCTCGCATTTCTTGTGCAGCCTTTGCTGCTGCTGAAATATCTCCCTGACTTAATGCATCTGCAATTGTGAGTCTAGATTTTTCTTGCTCTACAATATCTTGGTTAATTTCAGAAATTTGATTAAGGGCTTTTTCTTGTGCATCATATTTAGTATTAACTGCTTCTGCGGCTTTATCAATATCCTTTAACTGTTCAGAAAGAACTGAAGACTCAGCCTGCAAAGTTTCAATTGGTCTATTAAAGGTTAATTCTATGGCTCTTTGTTTGTCCTCTATAGAATCTTGAATTTTTGATATTTCTTTTTCTATTCCATCTACTGTTTTTTGTGCAGTTTCTACTGCTGCTTCACCAGTTTTAATTGCATTTCTATATTTAGCCTCAATACTTTTTTCTACAACATCAAAAGTTTCTTCAATTGATAAGGGTGTTTTTTTAATTTCTGAATTTACTTGTTTAATTAATCCAATTAAAACTTTCCAATTTTCAGAACCAACTTTTGTTGTTGCTATTGCTGCAGCCAATATTGGATTTTTTGCTGCCTCAAACGCTTTTCCAGCCTCCATTCCTGAAGATTTTAATTTAATGTAAGAATTTCTAGTATTTTCTAATTCTTTTCTTTGTGCTATTAAATCTTCTTTTGCCAATGTAAATGCACTTTTCTTTCCATCTCCTGCAGGTGGAACATAAGGATTAGGTTGAACAACAACATTTTTTGCTATAGCGTCTGTAACAAGTCTATATTTTTCTAATTCTGCTCTTGCAGCAGCAACCTTTGCTGGATTTTTTGACATTAAATCTTGAAAAATTGTTTCACCAACAGATGCATTAACTAAAGACGCTCTTAATAATAACATTTTAGTGTCATAGTCTTTAACGCCTTTGGCTGCTTCAGCAAATTTAGGGGCTACATTAAGCAAGATTTTATCCATAAGCAACATTCCTTCAGTTCCTTTAGGTATGGTTGCTGAAATTTCTGACATTTTTTTATTGTATTCGTCTGCTTTAATTGTTTGATTTCCAAATGCTGAAGTTAAGCCTGTAAAAGTATTTGCAAGCGCTGAAGAAGTAATATTTAATTGTTTTTGTTGTTCATTTGTTAATTTAATTTTTTCTGGACCGTATGGGGCAACACCACCCCTAGTACTAATTAATTGTCTTTCTAACTTTACTCCACCTTTAAATGCTTTGTTAAATCCCTCTGTTGTATCTTTTGCTAATTTGACTGCAGCATTTTTTCCTTCTTCTGTAGATAAATCAATTTGTTTAAATTTTAATGAAACTTCTGTTTTACCAGCCTCTTCACCTAATGCATCAATGTATGTTTTTACGGCTTCTTTTGTAAATCCTTGACCACCTAGATCTAATGCGAT